GAGCTAGAATCGATTCACAGCAAGCTAAAACGTGAATTAGATTTCGGGGAGGAATTTTAGATGAATGAATTAGTTAAATTAGTGGAAGAATGGGCGAAAGAAAAGCGTTTAGATAAAGCAGAACCTGAAAAGCAAATGCTAAAAGTGATTGAGGAAGTCGGAGAAGTTGGTGCTGCATTGGCAAGAAACAACGAAAACGACCTAAGAGATGGTATTGGTGATGTGGTTGTGACGTTAATTATTCTTGCTATGCAAAAAAACATGGATTTATACGAATGCTTAAATCAAGCATATAGCGAAATCAAAAATCGCCAAGGAGAAATGGTAAACGGAGTATTCGTCAAAGAAGCCGATTTGTAAGGTTCGAGGTGGAAGAGATGCGAATTATTCTACCGATTGAGCCCAAGCCACAAAGTCGCCCACGATTCGCAAGGCGTGGGAATTATGTTCAAACCTACGAAGATCGAGCGATGAAAGAATACAAAAATCAAGTAAAGAATTATCTTCGTAAATCAAGAGCAAAGTTGATTGAAAAAAGGCCAATTTCCGCACGTGTGACGTTTTACATCCATCCGCCTAAATCAGCTCTAAGCAATAAACAGAAACGCTTAGAAGTGGAATTAGAGCGGAAATATTGCGATAAAAAGCCTGATTTGGACAACTATTTTAAAGCAGTCGCAGATGCTGCTGAAGGTATTTTATACAAAAATGATGGTCAAATTGCTGTGATGGTTTGCCAAAAACTGTATAGCATGCGACCACGAACAGAAATTGAAATTATGAGTTTGGAGGAAAAGGAATGACGAAAAACAAACTCAGAGAAACAAAAAGAGCCATTCGTCAGAGAATTCTTTTTTTGACTGGTGATGATGAATCATGGATGAATAATCCAGAAATCGTGGAAGAGGTCCAGAGATTATCAAAACGACTGAATTCTAACCTTATAAACGATAAGCGACCATTACCAAAATTAGAGCCTGACAAGCTGACGAAAGAAGAATATCAGCACTTATTAGACTTAGGTTATCAAGTAAACGATATTAAGAAAGCTCTCGGACTTGGAACAACCACATTTCAAAACTGGCGAAAGGCAAACGGCATAGAAAACATAATTAAGCGAAAAGAAAATAACAAAGTAGAGGAGACAAAACACATGAAATTTAATTTAAATACAGCAACGTTACTTATTTCAGGAAATTTTGGAGTAAAAGCAGAGGAATGTTTAACGATCTCAAAAAGCGGTCTGGCTTTAAGTGGTCCAGTAGTTCAACGATTGAACAAACCAGAATGGGTCCAACTGTATTTAGACGAACAGAACAAAGCGTTATTTGTTTTACCGTGCGAAGCCACTGAAGAAGGCGCTAGAAGTTGTGTAAGTCCTAAAGTGAATAAAAAAACAGGCTATCGAAAAAGCTGGAATGGTCATGTGTTAAGAAAAGCTGCCGAAGTTGGAGGCTTTAATATTGAAACAGATGTTTACCATGTAAAACCAGAAGAAGTAGAAGGACATCCAAACGCTTTAGGATTTGATTTGACAAAGGCGGTCAAAGTGAATGGGTAAAACTAAATCTAAAATCAAAAAGAAAAAATCAAAAATTAAAAAGAAAAAGCGTCGCATGCAAGAAAAAGCAATTGCAAACGGCACTCAAAATTCTAAAAAATAAAAAAAGTCGGAATCGCTCCGACCAACCACATTGATATTATAACATAAAAGGAGCGATTTAACTTGATTCAATTGTTAAAAGAAGTTGATTTCAGTCAGACTAGAGCCAATGCGAGAGCCGTGTTGAAAAATTTTAGACGTTTGGACCGAATAGCTGGTCGTTCCTTAGTAGATGTTCGATCGCCAATCATTACAGACATGCCCAAAGGTATAAAGCATGGTAACAAAGCAGAAGATGCGTTGATCCAGATGATTGATGTCGAAGTAGAGCGTGATGCAATCCTAACGGCTTTGATGTCATTAAGTATAATAAGTCGTCAAATACTTCACTACAGTTTCTGTGTGCAGGACCATTACTCTAATTACAAGATTGCTAGAGAAGTTGGCTATTCCGAAAGAAGTATTCAAAGAATGAAATCAGAAGCTTTGATTGAATTCGCGGAAGCTTACCGAAACGGCAAAATAATTGCATATAAATAATTTTTGGCGGTTTTTTGGCGGAAAGTTGGCGGTTTTTATACGAATTTTAGTGCTAATATAGTAATATCGAAAGTCAAAGAAATGGACACAGTACACACTTTCTCGTTTAGTCACCGTTCACTTTGTCTTTCGATGGTCACTTGCAGACTTACGTTCTCAATAAAATGAAGTGAGGTGAATAACCTCCTCTTTTTTCTACAGGTTTGCAAGGGACACAAATAGTTGCTAGGGATGCAGTAGTAACTACCTGATTCATACTAGTCGAGGTTAGGTATATTGCTCTATCCCATCATATGACGATAAGAACATTAACCAGAACTCTGCGGCAGCTGCTTACGCACGAGAGCAATTCCTAAACTCATAGAGTAGCAGCTAGGTACGTTTAGGATAAACTTGATCAATTGTTTTTGCTGGTGTTTGATTGATCGGTCACTGTGGTGGAATATAGACCATACCAAGGTGCAAATCCTTGCCAGTGACATAATCATTTTAGCCGTGAAAGTCTGCGAAAGCTACGTCCTGATGGGAAAACATTCTGACGAGAGTGTGTAAAGGTTAATTTGATTTATTAGCAATTGCTAGGAGGTAGCTCCTTCTGGTATGGCGTGTAGCTCAATTGGTGATAGCGGTTGGTTTTCAATCAAGTACATGCAGGTTCGACTCCTGTCACGCCAATAGGTGGCATAAGCTGCTTAAATAAATTAGGAAACGTCAATAGATGTTTCTACCCTTCACGAAGAGGCATCCACTACAGGGTGTCTCTTTTTATACATAAAATTACGCAGAAAAAGGCATCTTCCTAAAAAATGGGAATGTTTTTTTAGACAGAAAGGAAGAATAGTTATGATTTTACAATATGCAATGAGATTGAACGAAGAAGGAACAGAGAAAGCAGAACACATCGAGGACGGTGTAACCTCTGTTGCAATCACAGAAAACGAAATAAAAGTTTATTACGAAGACAAACGTGGGGTAAAAAATAGCACTACGTTTTTAAAGGATTGTTCGCAAATTTACAACATGTGGTTACTAAGTGATACGTTTAAAACGTTAAAAAGATTAATTTAGATTAGGTTTGATATAGAAAGGCGGTGAAGTCATGGCCGTAAATGAGATACGTAGTCAACAAAAAGATTTTGTAAAACATTATTTAGCACTAAGAAAGAAGAATGCGACTCAAGCAGCTATCAGGGCCGGATATAGTGAAAAAACAGCAGCTAGTCAGGCCTCGCAACTTCTTAAGAATCCTAAAGTTTTGAAATATCTTGAAGAGAAAGAAGAAGAGCAAACCAAAGCTTTATGGAACGAATTTAAGTTTGATGCTTTAGAAGCACGAGAGGTAATGCACAAAATCATGAAAAATCCCTTAGCTAAAGACAGCGATCGTATATCAGCGGCTAAAGATTTCTTGGATAGAGCAGGATTTAAGCCAATAGAAAAAGTAGAACACTCAGGATCACTCGAAATTTCCGATGCAGCAATCGAAATCGAGCAGTTTTTCGAGGATGATTCTACATGAGCCCTAAAAAGCGAAAATATTTAACCCTAATCAAAACGAATCCGGTAATTTTTGGAAATTTAGTAGGGTTTACCGATTTAGGAGAACTGCACAATGATTGGTTAAAGTCTTTTTTGTTTGAGAAAGACGATCAAACGCTATTGGCTCATCGTGGTTCATTTAAAACAACTACATTGGCAATCGCTATTGCGTTGTTAATGGTTCTTTTTCCCAATAAAAACATTATCTTCTTACGAAAGACTGATACTGACGTCGTAGAGATTATTTTACAAGTGGCTAAGGTTTTATCTAGCAAATACTTTAAAACGCTTGTATTTGCATTATATGGCGTTGAATTAGTGCTTTTGAAAGAGACCACCACGGAAATAGATACCAACTTAAAAACATCTAGCCGAGGAACCTCTCAATTACTCGGTATGGGAATATACGCTTCTCTGACTGGTAAACATGCGGACATCGTTATTACTGATGACATTGTTAACATTAAAGACCGAGTCAGTCGAGCCGAACGAGAGAGAACGAAACTTCAGTATCAAGAATTGCAGAACGTTAAAAATCGCGGTGGTCGTTTTATTAACACAGGTACACCATGGCACAAAGAAGACGCAATCTCTAAAATGCCTAACGTCAAGAAATTCGATTGTTACGAAACAGGATTAATTGACAAAGAACAACGTCAGGCATTGCAACAAGCAATGACACCATCATTATTTGCGGCAAACTATGAGCTAAAACATATTGCTGACAGTGAATCGCTATTTACTGCACCAACCTATACCGACAGTATTAATCTTATTTATAACGGTGTAGCACACATCGACGCGGCTTATGGTGGCGATGACAGCACAGCCTTAACCATCTTCAAAGAACAAAAAGATGGAACAATTATTGGATATGGTAGGAAGTGGCAGAAACATGTGGATGATTGCTTGCCTGAAATTTTGCGATTGCATCAACACTACCAGGCAGGAACTTTCCACACAGAAACGAACGGAGACAAAGGGTACTTAGCTAAGAATTTACGTGAGTGCGGTCAGTTTGTTACTGAATATCATGAATCTATGAATAAATTTATTAAAATATCTACTTATTTGCGTAAGTACTGGCACTTGATTATTTGGTTAGAAGATACAGATAAAGAGTACATTGCCGAAATTTTGGACTATACAGAAAATGCAGAACATGACGATGCACCAGACAGCGCGGCCAGTCTCCTTAGGACCTTAAGCTTGAAGAATCCACAATCATTAGAGGAACGTATGGACGCTGCCAAGTTCTTCTTTGGATAAAGAAAGGGATGAAAAAGTGAATAAAAAGAATGAAGTAACGTTTTTAAGAAATCACAGGTATCATAAAAATGCGAATGCGGTTTTTAGAATGGCACAGGAAGATTTTGAAAGCCTAGAATTTGATAGTGAAACATGGATTACTCAACTAAAAAGATTTGTTAATCGACATCTTGCTGAACAAGTACCACGTTTAAAAGAGCTTAAACGCTATTACTTAGCAGATAATAACATCAAATATCGTCCTCCAAAAACTGATGAATACGCTGCCGACAATAGAATAGCAAGTGATTTTGCTAGATATATCACTATTTTTGAGCAAGGCTATATGTTGGGACAGCCGGTCCAGTACAAAAATGAAAATGATGAACTGCAAGAAAAAATCGATGACTTCAATAAGCAAAACAACGAAGCCTATCACAACGTACTTATCAAAACCGATTTGTCAATCTATGGCAGAGCCTACGAGTTGGAAACAATTGCTTTACAAGATGAACAAGCGTTTGTAAAACTAGTTAAATTAAACCCAGAGCAGACATTTATTGTTTATGATGATACGACTGACAGTAATTCTTTATTTGGTGTTTATTATTATTCAATAGATTATGGCGATGGGGTGCGTAAGGATTTTATAAACGTTTATACATCTGACATGTTATACATCTATGTCAATGACAACCAGAATAAAAAGGGATTGACATTATTAGACTTTGAAGATTATGCGTTTAATGGCGTACCTATTAATGAATTCGCAAATAATGAAGACCGTACAGGTGCATACGAACCTGTTTTAGATTCAATTGATGCTTATGATTTGTCTCAATCTGAGTTAGCTAATTATCAGCAGGACACAATGGACGCTATTTTGCTTATCAAAGGAAATCCATACACAGGGACTGCTCAAAATGACTTAGATGAAGATGGTAATATTGTTCCTAATTCACGGTTAGCTGTTTCTTTAGCTTTCAAAAAAGCACGAATAATGATTTTAGATGATAATCCAAATCCAAACGGATCAGAACCTGATGCAAAATATCTCATAAAAGAATATGACTCAGAAGGTGCAGAGACTTATAAGAAAAGATTGGTTAATGATATTTTACGATTTACTTTTACACCAGATACATTGGATGCCAATTTCAGTGGTACACAATCAGGTGAGAGTATGAAATACAAGTTAATGGCTGCGGATAATCGGCGGGTTATGCAACAGCGCTTATTTGAAAAAGGTTTGATGAGACGATTGCGCCTAGCTATTAATATTTGGCAAATAAAAGGGAACGATTCAACAGCTTACAATGATATTAATAATACGAATATTATATTTACTGCGAATGTTCCTAAATCAGATAACGAGATTGTTTCATTAGCTAGTCAATTAGTTGGACAAGTTTCAGATGAAACACTATTTGAAATATTGTCTACAGTAACGGGTGTCAATCCCGATGTCGAACTAAAACGTATTAAGGAAGAAACAAATGATAAGCCAGAACCACGAAGGCCTGAAGTGAATAAGAATGAAATGGGGAATGACGACGATGAACGAGAAGCAGCTAAAGGAATTAATGAAGATGAATGAGAATAATCAAACACTTGAAGCTACATTTTTCGAAACGCAAAGAAGTTTAGAATTTATTGCTAAGCAGGGAAAATATCTTTTTGATAAATGTTTAGATGAGGGGTTTAATGAAAATCAGGCTTTAAGATTCACTATTGGCATTCTGACTGGCGTTTCAAATTAAGGGGCTGATTGAATGACTTCACAGCAATATTGGATAAAGCGTATGGATGAAATCATGGCTTACGTTGATAAAACGGATTTAGATTTCTTCGATGAATTACAATCTATATACACAGAAAATCGCCAGAACATCCAGAAAGAGATATATAAATTTTATGCTCAGTATGCTAAAGAAAATAGAATCTCTATGCAAGAAGCAAAAAAACGGCTCATGAGGGAGGACTTAAGTGATTATAGAGAGAATGCCAAGAAATATTTCAAAGCGGCTAAAAAAGACCCGGAATTATTGAAACGCTTAAATGAACAATATAGAGCTGGAAAAGTCACTCGATTAGAAGCGTTACAGCTAGACTTGCTTTATCAATTAGGTGTGATGCGCGCTGATCTTGAACAATCATTTAATGACTATTTGAAAGAAGTCGCGAAGTACGCATATAGAAAAATATCTGGTGGAAATTCTGCGAGTACTTTAAATCTACCTGCCTTAGAACAATTAGTGAATACACCATTCAATGGAAAAAACTATTCGCAAAGTATTTGGGGAAATGTAGATGATTTAGCTAATGACTTGAGGAATACTTTAGTTAAAGGATTTGTAAGAGGATTGGGCCCTGCTGAAATGGCAAGGGAGTTAAGAAAAAAATACAATGTAGCGCGTTCAAGAGCTGAAGCAATCATTCGTACAGATGGAACGAATATTATCAATAATGCTACGGCAAAACGCTATATAGATGCTGGTTTCACTGAATATGAATACCTTGCTCATATTGACAATCGCACTACCGAAATATGCAAAGGTCTAAACGGTGACGTCTTTAAATTAGCAGATTTTCAACCTGGTCTAAATGCACCACCGATGCACGTGAACTGTCGAAGTACGATCATTCCAAGTAAAAAAGAATTGAGGGATGTTTAAAATGTTGCTAAGATTTATTGCTTTAATTATTGGCATGCCTTTCTTAGGGTTTTCACTAGCAATAACGATTATGCTGATTAAGACAGGAATTCATTACGAACAAAAAGAAGTACCACCAGATCCATATGATTACCTTGACTCTGATTATGAAGAGCATTTGAGAAAGGAAAATAGTAATGAAAGAAAAAGCAAAAGTTAATGTATTGGGCGTAGAATACACAATTTATAAAGAGACAACAGAAGCAGACAAGCCTTTTATGCGCGGTGCAGACGGTGTCACTGATTTTACGACCAAAGAAATTTTTATTAATCAGTTAGATAACGGAGATCCAGATAATTTTCAAGAAATTGATGTATATGAAGCTAGAACCATACGCCATGAAATTATCCATGCTATTTTATTTGAATCGGGATTAGACAATAACGCAGAATGGCCAAGAAATGAAGAAATCGTTGATTGGATTGCTATTCAGTTTCCTAAATTATTAAACATTTACAAAGAATTAGAAGTTGAGTCGTTTTAAACGGCTTTTTATTTTGTCCAGGCGTGGATGACAAAAAAAGCTACGGAAATGAGCAAGCATTGATTCTCAATAAAAGCTATGGAAGGAGAAAGTCAAATGAAAACATGTAATTTATTACCAATGCAATTACAATTTTTTGCTGCAGATAATGGAAATAGTTCAGGTGGAGGAGATAATCATCAGCAACAAAATGAAGATGAACAAAAATCATTGAATCTCGATGAACTAGATGAAGAACAGCTGACTTCAATTAAAGAAAAGTTCGGATTAAAAGACGATAAAGATGTTGATGAGATTATCAAAAGTAAAAAATCACGTTGGCAAAAAGATTTAGAAGAACAAAAGAATGAAGCCGCTCGTTTAGCGAAACTTTCAGAAAAAGAGCGACAACAAGCTATTCTTGATAAAGAAAAAGAAGAGTTTGAAAAACAAAAGGCTGAGTTCCAAAAACAGCAACTGTTCGTTGAAAAAGGAAATCAGTTAAAAGCCGAAGGTATGCCTTCTAATTTTGCCCATAGAATTACCGGAGAAACAGCTGAAGAAATTCTGGAAGATGTAAAGGCATTTCGTGATGAATGGGATAAAGCTGTAGAAGCAAAGGTGAACGAGCGCCTTGCTAGCAAAAATAAGACACGAGTAGGCAATAATGGTGGTCAAATGACTAAAGCAGAAATTATGCAAATTAAAGACTCTAAAGAGCGTCAAAGAATGATTGCTCAAAATAGAGATTTATTCTAGGAGGAATAACTTATGAAAAATATGTCAAAAACTAATAAAGAACGTTTATTAAAAATGGATTTGCAACTATTTGCGGCAGAACCAGACCTTACAAAAATGGACGATTTAGGAGAAATTAAATCCATTGATTTTGTGAATCGTTTTGAAGCAGGAATCAAAGAGTTGTTAGAATTATTAGGAGTAACACGCTTAGAACCTTTATCAAAAGATATGAAAATACAAATGTACAAATGGACATCTTCATTAAAAGATGGAAACATTGCTGAAGGCGATGATATTCCTTTATCTAAAGTGTCTCGAGCTAAAGGAAAATCATTTACAGTAACATTTAATAAATGGCGCCGTGCAGTAACTGCAGAAGCGATTGCTCGTCATGGAGCATCTATTGCGATTGATCAATCTGACGAAAAATTATTACGCCAAATTCAAGGCGGAATTAAATCACAATTTGTTAACTTCCTAGGTACAGCCCCTACTAAAATTCAAGCTGAAGGGTTACAAAAAGCGTTAGCACAATCATGGGGGAAATTAAGCACTTTTGATGAATTTGACGGAGCTCAATTTGTTTCTTTTGTAAACCCTATGGATGTAGCAACCTACTTAGGGGATACAAAAGTCTTAGCAGACGCATCCAATGTATTTGGTATGACCTTATTGAAAAACTTTTTAGGCGCAACAAATGTTATCGTATTAAACGCAATTCCAGAAGGAAAAGTTTTTTCTACTGCCGTTTACAATATCGTATTAGCATATTTGGATATGAAGGCATCAGATTTAGGTGATATTTTTGTGGACTTCGTTGATGAAACTGGTTTTATTTCAGCGACTCGTGGACGTACTCTACGAAATGCAACATTCGAATCATTGTTTATGAATGCTTTAACATTATTCCCTGAAATTCCAGAAGGTGTAGTAGAAGCAACAATTAGTGGTGAAACAACAACGACAACGACAAAACCAACAACAACGACTACTACGACACAAGGGTAAAGTAGGTTTCTAATATGGAAAATATAGAAAATGAATATGGTAATCGTCTGAAGGAAATCAAAGTTTTGTTAGGCATTTCTGACGAGCTCCAAGATGAATTGTTAACGTTAGTGATTCAAGACAGTGAAGAACGTATTTTATCTGTCTTGAATCAATATGCTCAAAAAAATGGAACAGATAAGTACGATGCTGTACCTGATAGTTTGAACTATATATTGAGAGATGTATCAATTAAACGTTTCAACAAAAGAAATAGTGAAGGGACAAGTTCTGACAGCGAAGAAGGTCGTTCTTTTACTTGGGAAAAGAGTTATTTGGATGAATATTTGAACATTTTAGACGAGTATGCCAAGCCTGAAATTAGAGCTGGTAAAGGAATTGCGAGGTTTTTACCATGATTTATAACCATCGTTGTAAAATAGTCAATAATATTACTACTGAAGGGTATTTAGGAGAAGAAGCCATTTCAAAAGAAGTTAGAACAGTACCTTGTAGTATCCATAATATTTCTTTTGATGAACAAATAGCTTTCTTTGGAAAATACAATAAGAATGCACTTAAAGTTCATTTACAGGGATATTTCTTCTTTGATGAAATTAATATAGACGGTATTTCTAAAAATATTTTTGATGTTAAGTTCCATCGCAATTCAACAGTTGTGATATTAACATGAGCAAAGTTATTCAAATTGTGGGACTGAAGGCATTTGTTCGGGGTGTTAAGAAACAAACAGAAAAAACAGAACAGTCTATTCATAAAGAGCTACAAAAATCAGGATTTAGAGTTGAGAAAAGGGCTAAACAATTAGCACCGGTAGATACTGGATGGTTAAGAAGCAATATATACTCATATATGATGAACAGAATGTGTGTAAGTATAGACTCTCCTGCTAACTATTCAATTTTCATCGAAGAAGGAACACGCTTCATGGCTGCTCAACCTTTCTTGTATCCTGCTGTTAAAGAAGAATATCCAACATTAATGAAGAATTTACAAAAGATAGTTGGAGGTAAATGAAGTGGAACATGCCCCAAATACTAAATTTTTAAAAGAGATTTCTGAAAAATTAAATAAAACGGGAATCCCTATTTACTATAAACTCCCAGGGCCAGAAATTATTGAGCCTTTTTATGTTATTGGCAATCACTTTGACGATGATACAAAAAGTGCAAAGTTTGGTGCTGCAATAGTGAACACTGAATTACAAATAGATTTATTTTATCCAGTAAATAGTAGAGCAAAAGTCGAAGATGTAATATATCAAACCAAATCTGCTCTACGTACAAAGAAAATTAGTACAAATATTAGACCTGATAACACTATTGGTAGAGAAGTTTATCATGTCGTGTTTAAAATATCTGATTATATTTTTTAGGAGGAATTCATATGCCAGAAACAGTAAATAACGGAATTAAAAAATTCCAAGGAACACCTATTAGAGGAAACCGTGTTTGGTACTTTATTCAAAGCACACAAGTACCAATTGGATCTCCAGCTCTCTTGCCTGCATTTCAAACAGATGGTACTACAACTATTGGCGGTGACAACATCGATGAACAAACAAAAATGGGGCGTATAATTTTAAAGTCAACTGATGAACATAGTATTGAATTGACACAATACTTTGCTCCCGATGATGAATCAATTGATGTTATTGAAGAAGCCAAAAAGAATGGACATTCTGTTAAAGTATGGCGAGTTGTTGTTGACGATACTCTTGCAACGGAAGAAGGAGCCGGAACTAAAGCTTATCCAGCTAAATTTGGTTATGGTATCCCTGACGAATTAGAATATGCTGAAGGAGAAGATTTAGTTGAAATTAGCTACACATTAAATATTGTAGGGAAATTGCAAGACGGAACATTTCCTTTGTCAGATGAAGACGTTGCAATGGTCGAAAGTTTGTATCAATTCCAACGCCCAGGAGAAACTACTGGTGATTATAGCAATATTGATAATGGAACAACAACAACTACTTCCACAACTACTACAACAACATCTTCCACCACGACGACAACAACAACGCAGGCGCCTTCTAAGTAATGAAATATATTCTTTGTCAACCTGCAATCACTCGTTTTAAATGGGAATTAGAGGTTTGTTTGACAAATTTGAAAAAACTAGGAATTAAAGATATTGTGCTTATTTTTAGCAAGCATGATGACACGATTCCTAGTTTTTTTGAAGAGAAATATGGCGTTGAAGTTCATGTTTATGAAGATTCTAGGGATGACAAAGAATATATCCCTTCAATCAAACCTTATCTATGGTGGAAATATTTAGAAGAGAATCCTAAACGAGAAAATGAACGATATATGTATATTGATTCAGATGTTATTTTCAGAAAGAAAATTAATTTTAGAAAAATGCCATCAAAAAATGACGTATGGTATTGTTCTGATTGCAACGGTTATTTGAATTTAGATTATATTCGTCAATGTAAAAATGGAGAAAAAATCTTAGCTGATATGGCAAATATTGTAGGTGTGACTGTAGATTCGTTAGAAACAATTAATAATAACTCTGGAGGAGCTCAGTGGGTTATTACACGTCCTAAGAAAGAATATTGGGAAAAAGTTTATCATGATTCAAATCGTCTTTATCGTTACCTTGATGCTCAACAAAGTAATATTCAAAAATGGACAGCTGAGATGTGGGCACAACTTTGGAATATGATGTTTTATAACATAGGTCCTAAAATTCATGATGAATTAAATTTTTGCTGGCCAACAGATCCGATAGAAAAATGGTACGAAACAAAAATATTACACAATGCAGGTGTAACTGAAAAAGATAAAGATTTATTTTTTAAAGGAAAATATGTTAATACTAGTCCTTTTGAAGATAGGTTAGATAATATGGCTAAAGATAAAGCAACTATAAAATATATAGAAGCTATAAAAATGGCTAAAACAGGAGGAAATAATATATGTCATTTGCAGTTGAATTAAAAGGGAAACAATTAGAAATTAAGTTTAATTATGGAATGTTATTTAAAGCTAATAAAAAGCTAGGTACAAAAGATGCTCAAGGTAACTCACAAAATGATGGCGCAGGTGTTCTTTTTGTAAAAGTTCTAGAAGAAGATGATGATGCGCTTTTTGATATTATCAAGCTGGCTTCAAAAGATAAAGTAACAGATGAAGACATTGCGAAGTCTGTTCAGGATTTTGTGGAAACTTTTGAAGATGAAGAAGAAGGATACAGCATGGTATTTGAAACACTTAAACAAGAAATGTTGGATTCTGGTTTTTTCGTGAAGAAATTGAAGAAATATATCAACAATCTAGAGAAAGCAGCAGATTACTTGAAGAGCCAACAACCGACCGAAGAGATTCAAAATCCAGAGCAACAAGCAAAAGCGGTCAAAGATTTAGCAGATCGAATCAAGAAAGAAATCTCATAGTGAATTGTGCTAGGCAAGGATTAGTGGATATTCCATTAATTATGTCTTGTTATAAGTGGGAGTTAGAAGCGATTTTAGAAGGATTAGCTTTGAAAAGTGTAGATGAACAAGAACAAAAAGCCCATTATGCGTTTACTTTAAGATATGTTTTGAATGCAAAGAAGCCAAAAATAAAAAAAGTATTTGATAAAGAAAAAATTGAACGCAAAATAAAATCTATTTTTGCTACGACAAACGAAAAGGAAGAAACATACAATCGTGTGGAAAAGGCAAAAGAAGTGATGAACTATTTCAAAAATAAAAAGTGGAGGTGAGTAAATGGCTTTTGAAGGTGCTATTAACGCTGTTATCGGTGCTGATTTGTCGCAATATAATGCTGCAATGAATAAAGTTTCATCTATAGCGAATAAAACTATGAATGATGTTGCTAACATATTACAAAGCGGATCTATGAGTACTACTCAAAAAGTCGGTCAAATTATGAGTAAGTTAGCTGATCCGATGCTAAATAGCGTTTCTAAAGTTTTACCGCAAACTGTTGCATTATTTGAAAAAGCTGGCGGCGGTATTCAACGTGTAATTGCTGGAATCGGCGAAAAAATACCACAACCAATTAAAAAAGGGATGTCAGCTGCCAAGAATGCGGTTGTAAGTTCAGCTAAAGAAATGGGAGCTGGACTATCACAACAAACATCAATAATTGGTAAAGCATTTTCGACAGTTGCTTCTAAAATACCACAGCCTTTTAAAAGTGCATTTAAAGCTGTTGGATCAAGTGCTAGTGAAATAAGTTCAAAAATTACTACTTTGGGAACTAATATAGGTTCGAAATTAACTGGAGCGTTTAATAGTGCTGGATCAAAAGCGTCTAACGCACTAAATAAGATGGTTTCAGGAACCAATAAAGCAGGATCAGCAACAGATGATTTAGTAAAAAAAATCATAGGTATTGGTGCAGCATACGCGGTAGCTCAAAAAGGCATATCAGCACTTTCTAGCGGATTTAAAGAAATTATAGGTGACTTGAACCAAGGCTCAGCTACATGGAAAACTTTCAATGCTAATATGGAAAATATTGGTAAAGGAAAAGATGAAATAGCATCTGTAAAAAAAGAGCTACAGGATTTTGCCACTAAAACAATTTATTCTGCTTCTGAAATGGCTACTACATATAGTCAATTAGCAGCTGTAGGAATAAAAAACACTGACAAATTGGTTATGGGTTTTGGTGGATTAGCTGCGGCAGCCGAAAATCCGACACAAGCGATGACAACGCTAAGTCAACAAGCTACACAAATGGCTGCTAAACCGATGGTTCAATGGCAAGATTTTAAATTGATGTTAGAACAAACTCCTGCGGGTATTGCAGCTGTTGCTAAAACTATGGGCATGTCAACCTCTGAAATGGTAACTGCGGTTCAAGATGGGAAAATTGCTACTCAAGATTTCTTTGATGCAATAACTAAAACTGGTACAAACGAAACGTTTTCAAAAATGGCTACCGAATATAAAACTGTCGGTCAAGCAATGGATGGCTTAAAGGAAACAATCACCAATAAATTACAACCGGCTTTTGATCAACTGTCTCAAGTAGGGATAGAAGCAGTCAGCAAATTAACAGATAAAATTGGTGATTTTAATATGGATAAAATATCTGCAGCAGTAGATGTTGCTACAAATGTTTTAAACCATTTTATCAATGGCACTGATTTGTCTAAAAAAAGTATTGATGCTTTAAAAGGTGCTATTCAAGGACTATTACCTATAGCTGCTGTATTGGGAAGCGCGCTAGTAGTCAGTAAAGCAGTTCCTGCAATTGCATCTCTTTCAAGCGGATTTTCAGCATTTTCAGGAATATTAGGAGGTATGATAAGCGGACCGTTCAAAATGTTTAGTTCTGGATTAACAGGTTTGATAGGTTTAATTCCTAAAATAGGAAGTAGCTTATCCATGGCAAGTTCTGTTGGTATGGGAGCCTTAGGTGGCATGACTTCTGCAATGGGAACTATCATGCAAGTAGCTTTATCAGCTATAGGACCTGCAGCTATATTAGGATTAGTTATAGCTGGATTGGGACTAATCAATAATCAATTTGGAGCACAAATTGACAAATTATTAAAGACGGTAACTACAAAAGGCCCAGAAATTATAACTAATCTTGTTAATGGTATTACCTCACAATTGCCACAACTTATGCAAAGTGGCACTGAATTAATTGCTAAACTAGCTAGTGCTATATCTACAATGATTCCAGTAATCATAGATTCAGGTATGAAGATTATTGGAAGTCTTGTACAAGGTGTGGGGCAAAATGCACCGTCTCTTATAAATTCAGCGTTAGAAGTTATTACTTCATTTTTGAGCTCCATAGCAAGTGCATTGCCTGAATTATTAAAAATGGGAATGGAACTTTTGCTGAATATAGTTAAAGGAATCATTCAAAATATACCAAAAATAGTTGAATCAGTGAAAAAAATCTTGGATTCGTTTGTTAATTCTGTAATGGAAAATCTACCTCAAATTATAGATACGGGTATTCAGATTCTTCAGAATTTAATTGATGGTCTTACTCAATTACTGCCACAAATTTTACCTGTCGCATTAAACGCGATTCTAACATTAATCCAAGGTTTAATGGATAATATACCTAAGCTTTTAGATGGAGCAGTCCAAATTATAAATTCATTATGTAATTTTATTGTAGAAAACTTACCTATGATTTTAGACGCAGCAATGCAAATTATTATGGCCTTGGTTAATGGTATTGTTGAGAATTTGCCAAACATCGTTTCTTCGGGAATACAAATCATTATGACGTTGATTGGCACGGTAATCCAGATGCTCCCACAAATTATTGCTGCTGGGTGGGATATTATTAAAGCTCTTGCTGGTGCTATTTTAGAGGCTATTCCTAATGTTTTAAAAGGAGCTTGGAATGGTATTAAAAATGGGTTTTCAAATTTATGGAACACAATAACGGGTAAGTCATCTGAAACAAGCTCAAAAGTATCAAGTGATGCTACTATTACTGCTACAAATTTGAGTTCATCTTATGGACAAGCAAGTTCAAATGTTGCTAATTCAATGAACAACATGAATCTAAATGTAGGTAATTTGAGTACACAAGCCTCAAACAATGCAATTAATGCTTCTAATGCAGCTAAAGATGGTACGTCTTCAAACTATAATCTACTAGCTACAAATGTATCAGGAACGATGAATAACCTTAATAGTGTAGTAAGTTCAAATTCAACTAAAGCAGCAAATGCTGCAACAAAAGAGTCTAATAGTGCACTAAATGGTGTCTCTAGTGACTATAATAGTATTTTATCTAATGTTAATCAGGCTACTTCTGGTACTGCGAATGCTGTTGGTACTAATATGAATCAAGCTACCCAACAAGCTTCTAGTGCCTCTAACCAAATGTTTCAAAATGTATCAAATAATACACAAAATATTAATAATAAATCTTCGCAAGACATTTCACAGATGTCAAACAATGTAACGAAGTCCATGAACTCAATGAAGTCAAATGTGACAGGTACAATGAATAGTGTTGTTAGTACTATTAACGGGGGATTCAGTAGGATAAATTCTGCAAATACTCAAGCATTCAATTCAATGGCAAATAATGTTCAAAATGGTATGAATAGAATGAATAGTGCCGTTATGAATAGCATGAATTCAATGACAAGCATAATGATTTCTTCCACGAGTCGAATAAACTCCATTTTTAGTGGATTGACTTCAACGCTTTCTAATATCGGCTATAATGCAGGTATAGGTTTGAGAAATGGTTTAGCAAATTCTGCGGGTTCTATTTACGCAACTGCTAATAATATAGCTAGTAATGTAGCCCGTACTATGAGAAAAGCACTGGATATTCATTCGCCATCACGTGTTACCGATAAAATTGGGGGATTTGTTGGGATGGGTTTAGTTAACGGCATGTCAAGAATGCAAAAGCAAGTTGATAGACAAGCGTTAGCATATGCAACATCAATAAAATCACAAGAATATGAAGCAAATTCTGTTTTAACGGCGGATACTAGAAATGTCTCTAATAAGCTTTCTTCATCTATGAATGAATTAAGCGAAGAAGTTAAAACTAGTCAATTACAAGAACCAGTATTTGAAGTTCATACTGAACTTGTTGGAGATAAAATATACACAATTGTTAAACAAAAAGAAGCAAGAAATCAAAATAAAGTTAATTTGGTTAACAAGAAATAGAGGAGGACACTATGGACTTAAAAATAGAAAAGGAAAACTTATCTACAAGGATGTCCTCCCTAGGTGTCCTTGTGAAAGATATTAATTCCACTAATTCTATTGTTGAAATTAATACTAAAAAAATAGAGGGAACTAACCGAAGTCTATTTTTGGGAGCCACTCATAGTGAGAAAAAAATCACTGTGAGTGGTTATTATTATGTAGAAAATGAACTTCAAGATGAGTACATGAAAGATAAATTGAATGGTACTTTTGCAGACACAGAACCATTTTATATAACTAAAATGTATACTAATCAAAGCTTATATGGTTATGAGCGACCTGGAGAAAAGCAAGGTTTCGATATGTTGAGAGTTGATAAGCAACGTCAATATCATTATAGATATAAAGTGTTATTAGACGGAGAAATCAATTATGATTTTCAAGGGTTTAGTGATGTAGGCCTTCTATACGAAGTATCACTAACATTTAAGACGGTAGATTTACCATTTGGAATTACCATACCTGATAATATAGAAATAACAAATTCTAAAATGATTGAATATCGTGGTACTGTTCCTTGCAGTCAATTAGAATGGCCATGGAAAGTGCAAATTATTGCAAAAAAAAATTTAGGAGCTGAATTTAAGGTATCCATTGATGGACGTGAGTTTAAGTATGTTGGTAAAAGAAATATTTTATCCGGCGATAAATTTTTGTTAGAAGGAACATCTTTCACTCTTAATGGTTTAAATATTAATGACCAGACAAATATTGAATATTTTATTTTAAAACCAAACGAGGTTGGTTTTATACCATTTTATACATCTTTTAACATTGGCGAAGTAGAGATAAATATACTGAATAAAGTTGACTTATACAGATAAGGAGTAAGTAGTGATGGTTCAATTCATAGATACAGATGGAAATACTTTTATTGCATTGGCAGATATATCTTTCGTTAGAAGCCTAAATGGTGAAAAATCAATTAGCGGTACTATATATACTAATAATGATGTCCTTCACAGAATAGACAGAGGTTGGCAAGTAGAATTTGAAAATGAAAAATACTATTTAACTTATGCCATGCCAACCGATTATGGAAATAACATTACTGTTGAATTTGATGCCATACATGAATTTTTCTTTAGAATGGGTAAAACATGCGTGTATGATACTTTAAACGGTTCAAATACTGCAAAAGCTTATCTAGATTTTATTTTTAAAAACAGTGGTTTTACTTATTCACTAGCTGCTACTATACCAGCATTCGAAAAAGAAAATTTTGGAATGAAAAATAGATTAGCATTATTTAATGACTTTATAAATAGTACTAACACTGAATTTCAAATTATTGGTAATAACCTTTACATCGTTGACAAAATAGGCAGTGATTTATCAACGATTATTCGTAAAGGTTTTAATATGCAAGAATTAGGGTTAGAGCACAATATAAGTGATTTTGTTACGTATGCGAAAGGGTTTGGGGCGTACAAAGACCCAAATGATGTTACTAAAGGAAGATTAATAGTTGAATATACCAGCCCATTAGCGGAAATTTATGGAAAGCTTGAGGCAGACCCAATTATTGACGAACGCTATACTAAAGAAGATAGTTTTCTTGAACATTTAAAGGAAATTGTTGAATCTTCTTATAGTATCTCTGTTAATTTAACCGTAGAAGATTTGAGAAAAGTCGGGTATCAATATGGGTTGCCTGAACCAGGAGATTACATTATGGCTGTTAATGAACAGTTAGGTTTTCAACAAAAAATAAGAATTGTTGGAGTAACTGAGAATTTTAATGTTACTGGGGATTTAATTGAAAATAATATAACATGTAATTCACTAAACTTAGTTGATAAGAAGAACCAAGCTGATGCTAGTAACGCTCAATCATGGTCAGATATATCTAACGGAATAAAGCCTATTCCAAATGAATGGTTAACAGCAGCAATCCAGCAAGCAACTTCTGATTTAATCAATTCACAAACGGAAGTGAAATATGCCAAGACAGGTATTCTTGCCATTGATAAGAATGACTCAAATAAAATAGTTATATTAAACTCTGCGGGTATCGGAATTTCAACGGATGGGGGGAAAAGCTTCGAGAATGCAATAACTGCTAACGGAATAAACGCCTCTGCTATAAATACTGGAATTTTAAAAGCGATAGCTATTGAAGGTGTAACGATTTCAGGTTCAGTTATTACATCTATCGGAAAAGACTTTTCTTTAAAAGAGGACAATGGGGCAATAACTTGGACGCGAAATAGTGATGGAAAAGAAATATTTAAATTTTACACTACCTTAATTAATCAAAAAGAAGGAAATGTTAGATTAGATGTTTCAGACGAAGGCTCTTTTACGATATTTAATAAAAAGCTTAATAAGGCATTTCTAACATTTTTTGGCGCAACAAATAATATGTCAGGATCTGCAAACTTAGATAACTTTTATGTTGTTGGTAATGGTCATAGTTTGAATTTTGCACCTGGGAGCTTTGGTTATTCTTCTACAGCTAGTAATAGTCCTAGTTTAAATGTGAGTAGCAATGGTTTTAGTATAGGGAATAATGATACTAAAGTATTAGGATCATCTGGAGGAAGGATTAGTATATCCGCTACTTCTACAAGCGTCACAGGAAATCTTAGTGTTACTGGTTCCAAAAACTCTCTTGTGGATACACTGTCATACGGTCATCGACTGTTAAACGCCTACGAAACGCCAGAATATTATTTTGCTGACTATGGTAAAGCAATTACAGATTCTGATGGTGAAATAAAAATAGATATTGAACCTATTTTTTTAGAAACGGTGAATACTGAAAGTGAAAATTATCATATTATGTTAACTCCTTATAGTAAAGGAAATATATGGGTAGAAGAAACTAAAGAAAAATATTTTGTAGTCAAAAGCGACCCAGCGCTAATAGAATTTAGTTGGAACCTTGTTGCATACCGAAAAGGTTATGAAGAGGTTAGGCTAACACAACAAAAATAGGAGGATTATGAAACATGAGCGATTTATTAAGATTTGATCTTTCAAAAAAATCTATCGGGCGACCTATTGTTTATGGTCGAGTCGGAGACGGAGAAAGTTTTTCAAAGAGGGTTCAAATATTTAAAGATGGAGCTCCCTTTGACTTGACTGACTGGGTAGCTACTTTTGAAGGCGTAACTCATGAAGAAAGAACAAAAGTTTTTGATTCTGATGGAATAGAGATCACAAATGGAAAAAATGGTGAATTTACCTATACTTTTCCAAATATGGCATTTGCTGTGGCTGGTTCATATGAACTAGCATATTTTTCTTTCATGAAGGATGATAAAAGAGAATCTACTGATGATTTTGAGATTACGGTGTACGGGAATGCTGACATTGATGCAGAAGAAGCAAAAACTATAATTACTGAATACAATAAACTTGTAAAAGCTTTGAATGAAGCATATCAAGCTGCACTAAATAAAATGAATACTGACTATGATGATGTTGAAAAACGTATTGAAGCGATCAAGGTAGATTTAAATACGCTAAAAAAACAAATAACAGATATATTGGTGGATGCAGAAGGTCGCATTTCAGCCATTGGGAAGTCAGTAACAGATGAAGTTGATGCAGCACTTGAAAAGTTTAAAGAGGGAAACTTCTATACGAAACAGGAAGCTGATAATAGATTTTTAAGTAAAACGGAAAACCTTGACATTCAAAATAAAAAGTTAACTAATGATGATGGTTCAGGTCTACCTTTGCCAAAGGGAGTAACTTCATTTAAAGAATTATCAGGTTATGCTGGTTTTTATTATCTAGATGCTACAGTTGCGGGAACAATGACTGACAAAGCAGATTTGCCACCTGAATTTAAATATTCTGCTCTATATGTTTATCAACATGCCATTGCGGGCACTGCAGGATCTATGTATCAAGAAATTAGAATGAATTCGTTAACAACACCTTTAATTGCATTTAGAACGACTTCTCCTAATTCTTCTCAAAATAGTCCGTTCAAAGTTTTGGCTACTACAGATAGTGTTGTTAATTTATCGAATAATCAAGAAATCGCAGGTGTAAAGAATTTTTCAGACGGACTACAAATATCAGGTAAGAATTTAACCGATTCTTTAATGGAAATGTTATTAAACGTAGGGAAAAAAATCTGGGAAGGCGCAGCCTATCTAAATGAGACTCAGTCTGTGAAACCAAGTATACCTTTAGACAAATGTTTTACAGGTTGGGTCGCATTGTACCAACCCTATGATAGTAATACGGAAAAAGCGCAGCCATGGGATTTGAATTATATGTTTATTCCCAAAACTCATGCGGTGGATTATTCGGGTGTGGCTATTGTTCATCATTTGGAGACTTTAAATGGTGCGAAATTCAATAAGTATATTTATGTAACAAATACAGAAATTAAAGGACATAAGAATAATGGAACTGCAGCGAAATATTATGTGATTACAAAACTTTATTCTGTGTAATAAGAATATGAATAAGCCGTTTAGCGAAAGCTAGGCGGTTTTATTGTAAGTAGAAAGTAGGTGCAGGATGAACTTAACACTAGAACAATGGTTAGCGCTGATTACATTTTTAGGCGGAATTATCTTCGCATTAATGAAATTCTATCATGTCTTTTCTCAATTAGAAGATAGCATGAAAGAACTAAAACAGGCTGTTGACCGATTAAATAACCATGAAGTGCGTATTAGTCGATTGGAAGAACAAAATAAAACCCTCTTTCGAGGAATTGGAGGAAATAAAAATGATTGATTGGAAATCAAGAATAAAAAATAAACAATTCTGGTTGTCTCTTATTCCTGCAGTTTTGTTACTTATTCAAGTAGTTGCAGTCCCTTTTGGGTATAAATTTCAAATTGATGTGATTAATCAGCAGCTGTTAGATGTTGTCAATGCAGTGTTTGTTGTATTAACTATTTTAGGAATTGTGACAGACCATACAACGCCTGGTTTATCAGATAAAAAGGAGACAAATAAATGAAAAAGAAAATTTTAGTTGGAGCGCTAGTCGCTCTATTTTTTATGCCCGCAATCAATGTAGATGCTTACCAAGTAGAAACCCGCGGAAATATTAACGCAGGTTGGCCAATGACTATTAACCGATACATTATTGCGCACGATACTGCAAATATGGACGCTGGTGTAGAAAACGAAGCCAATAACATGCTTAACAACTGGCAACGACAAGAAGCGTTTACGCAATATGTTGTAGGTGGAGGGGGCCGTGTGCTTCAGGTAGCGGAAAACGGTCGTATAGCTTGGGGAGCAGGAGATGCAAACCCTTATGCTTATGCACAAGTCGAATTAGCCAATACTTCAAATAAAGCTATGTTTAAGAAAGACTATGCAGCTTACGTTAACTTATTACGTGATTTAGCACGTCAAATTAATGTGACGTTTGATTTAGACGATCCGACAGGTTACGGCATAAAAACTCATTTGTGGGTGACAAACAATTTAGGTGGAAATCACACAGATCCATACGGCTATTTGGCATCTTGGGGGATTAGTAAGGCACAGTTTGCACAAGATTTACAAACTGGATTGCCAGAAGATGGCTCGGATGTTATTGTAAACCCTGGCAAGCCTAATAAACCCAAATATAAAGTAGGACAAAATATCCGATTCACTACTATATATAAAAATCCAGACGCACCAATTGCACAGCATGTCAACGCAGATACACTGTGGACACAAGTTGGAACCATTACACAAAAACTAAATGGCCGTAAAAATCTATATCGTGTTGAAAATAGCGGTAAATTACTAGGTTATGCGAACGATGGTGATATTGCGGAGCTTTGGAAAAACAGTAAACCAGCACCAGCTAAAACATTCACTATTGGTGTAAATGAAGGCATTGTGTTGCGTACTGGATCACCTAGTTTGTACGCGCCAATTTACGGAGTATGGCCGAAAGGTTCACAATTTAAATATGATTCTGTACATGTGGCAGATGGCTATGTTTGGCTAGGTGGTTCTGATTCAAACGGAACTCGGATTTATATCCCAGTTGGTCCAAACGACGGCAACCCAACCAACACGTGGGGTACTGGGTATTAAAAGACTTGTCTTTCTTTAGTCCTTAGTTTAGAATAAACTTACACTTATTAAATTTCTCTTGAGTCGCCTTCCCCAAGGCGGCTCTTTTTTTGTTATTTAACAGCACATTACATATAGAATATTTGCTTACAATCAAGGTGAAATCAATGGATTTAAGTGTTTTTTTGTTACTTATACGTGTTTTGTATGATTCTTTTGAAATGTTCCCCTTGAAGTGAACATCACCTAATGTTATATTTATAGTATTAAGATGTGAAACATATTTTTGTTTCACGACGAAAATTTAGACAAAAAAGAGGTGAGAATTTATGTTGAACACTAATATTAGAAAAATGGGGTTGTGTGCCTGGTTTATGAAGCATCATACTATGGAGTTTTTTTCTAGTTTGAAATTACAAAAGTTTCTATTCTTTTATGAAAGTTATAGTTTTGCTATGAATGATGATGTAGATATGTCGTATCTTACAGGATATAAAAATGGACCTGTTTTTACTGATGTTTATGGAGATTATACGTATAGATATAGTGAGTTTAAGAATCATTTGTTAACAATATACGACGAAACAAAAGAAAAATTCAACGCTCTAGACATATCAATTGATATGGATATAGCTAAAAAAGCAGCTTTTCTTGTATCTATACTATCCGAGTCAGAACTTTCTGATTTGTCTCATTCTTTTGATGTTTGGAAAGTTAAAGAAGCGCGTATTGAATCTGGTGAAAAACAAGTTAGATTGAATAGCTTTGATTTTTCAGAGAATGACAAAGTTTTAGCAAGAAATTTATATGATTTATATTCCTTAGAACAAATAAATAATTGGGAAATAATTAGCGTAAATAATATGAAGTTCTTAATTGATTTAAAACAAAAAGAATTACTAACTGAAGAACTAGAAGCATCACTGCAAGAGCTATCTAAGCAAGAGTTAGACAATCCTGTATATATTTCTATAGAAAATGGAGTGATAGTAGTTGACGATTGAAGGTGATGTGTTAAAGCTAAAAGTACCTTATCCTAATATAGAAAGCGGCTTAGTGAAGAAGAGGCATATGTATGTATGCGTTGAGCGAAATAATAATTGCAAAGGATTTTTAGTTTGTACATCAAAAAAACCAAAACATCTAATTCCTGGTAAGCCTCCTAGATATAAAGTGGAAGTTTCGCCAGATGAAGAAAGACTAAAATCCCCTTTTTTGAAAACAACATTAATTGATTGCGATAGATTATTTTTATTGGAAGGTCTGTCTGTACCGTCTGATTTGTTAACTATCCCTAGGAGTATTTGCGAAGAGTATTTGAATGCAGTTACACAAACTGTGGCATCGAATCAAAAAGTTGCGAGGACTATTTTAGAATCTAATATAATGGTATCGTTGAATCCGCAATTAACAACAATCAATATAGTATGAGTCAATCCTCTCCTATATAAGCGAGAGGATTGCTTTGTCTTAAGGACCATTAGCTCAGTCGGTTAGAGCAAACGGCTCATAACCGTTCGGTCACAGGTTCGAGTCCTGTATGGTCCATAAAAAATCCAACCTTTTTAGGTTGGATTAAAAACACAACTATTTGAAAACGCCGAAACGAAATACTATATCTAATATTAAGATTGAAAGTACTATCCACAGTGCAATTCGTTTTTGAATTGGTTTTCTGTCGTGGAAAATGCATCTAATTTGCTCTTTTCTTTTTGTTATTCTATGTTTTATTTTAGCCATTGCAGTGCTCCTATTTTTTTGAAGTAAATGTGTTTCCACAATTTTTGCAGTGCCATTGATTTTTCCCTTTTTTTCCAGCGAATCCAGCCAATGTACCCACGCCACCTGTTAAAATTGCACCACCTGCAGCTTTACCTACAGAAAAACTTTTACGGTTATTTTGCATAAATTCTACATTCATACTACGACATTTAGGACAGTGAACCCCGTTATGAAACATGGGTGCTTTTTTATCTTGTTTCTTATCGATTGTTTTTTTTCTTTCTTCAGCTTTTTTGATTCTTTCTGGATCATTTTTCCATTCTTGGAACGAATCAATACTTTTCTCAGTAGCCTTTTTACTAACATCTAACGCTTTTTTTCCAACTTCTTTCCAATCCAT